GAATAAACTATGATAAGATTCCAAAGATACCTTCATCTACTTTCTCTTGTTCAAACACTTTGCCTTTATCAGTATTGCCTTCTTCTACTTTAATTGTTTCATCATAGTATGGCGTTCTTACACTATCTTTCATTGCTTCAATCGTCATTGAGTGGTAACTTCTACCAGGTAGTACCTTATGTGTTATTCTACTAACTAGATATCTGCCACTTAATGCTTCATCTTGGTCTTTTTCACCAACACTTATACTTTCATATCTTGGTATCTCTAGTCCTATCATTTCTCCTACTGATAATCCTGTGTAACCAGGTACTTCTAGTCGGACTTTAAATGATTCTAATGCTACTTCTTGTGCTATTCGTTTTAGCATTGAGTTTTCTGGTGCAACACTTTCATATCCATCATATTGCATACTAGTTTCACTTGAATTAAAAAATGTTCCATCAGCATATGCACTTAATGGTAAGTTATCTCTATATGGATAAGTAGGTAATATCTTCTTATCTGATTGTCTCATACCACTACCATCATGTTCAGTATGATGGTGTTTACTATATTCTTTTTCGTAATCAAAGTCGGAGTTGCTAAATGTTTTATTGTACAAGTCTGTCTTTAATACTCTACTTGCAACACCACCCATACCTAATAGTTTCATAAGATTAAATTGTTCTATGACTTCGTATGATTGTAGCGTCTGCATTTCGTGGGTAACATCACGGTTACCTTTGTTTCTTGTTGTACCTGCCATAGTAGGTTTAAAGTAACCATTGTTTGGTCTTGTACTATCCAGTCCAACTGCCATCATGTTTTCATAACTACGACAATGAAATCCTTGTGCTGTCTCGTACCATTTAAATCCTGTGTTAAGAAATGTAGCAGACTCTGCTTGTGAACATAAGAAATCTATTGCCTTAAATGGTCTAAATCTTGGTACAACTAACTTACGACTATTCTTTGTTCCTTCAAGGAATATGTTTTTACTTGTTCCTAATTCAGACAATGCAATTGATGATATCATATCAGATATAGCACCAGCAAATGGTCTCTCTACCTTAACGGTTTGATTTGTAATTTGTTCTTTACTACAGAAGTATAGTACATAGAATTGTGACCTAGGATTATGTGGTGACTTACTACCTATCTTGTAGATGACCATAGGATGCTTTTCAAAGTCGAAATAACGACTTGAACCTGGTGTACCTAGTTTAAATGTTAGTAGTTCATGGCCAGTTAATGGCATATGATTAGGAAGACCTGTACTATCTGTTATCACTAACTGACCAGACAAGTTCTTCTCGTTAATATCTTCGTAAATATTAATCTCTGCGACTAGACTTGTGATGTCCGTCTTCTTTGCTTTACTTGAACCATCAAAAGACTTTCTACTATGCACTACTATTTCAGATAGTGTATAGTCACCGGCCTTTTTCAAGTCATCGGTTTTTAATTTGCTGTACATTATTCACCTATCAGTTTATCAAACTCATCTAAAAATGTTGATAGATAACCTTGGTCTAACAACTTAATTTCGCTTATATCGTTTTGTATTCTTTGTTCGTACTCTCTATTTGATATGGATACAGCACCTGCGTCTGTACTCATACATTCTATGTGGACTTCTGTATCTCCACTTGTTTGTTTCTTTTCGTAATGATGTATTGCTTCACCATTGGCATACTTGTCTTTGATAAAGGTTTCAAACTCATTATAGTTCATAGGCCAATCATAGTATGCGTCTACTATATTATTTGTCAACAATATAATCCAGTGATATTCTGATTTACCAAAGTGATTAAATGCTACATCTTCTGGTCTTTCACCTGGTTGTACAAAGTATTTCTGATACAGCATAGCTGCGTCTAGTACTTTCTCTCGTACCTTTACTCTTTTAATTATGTTAGTTGCCAGTTTACTCTTCTGGTCACCTTTCATATCGTATAGTATAAGTGGAAAACTTGAAAAATACATTTATTAATACCCTTTAGCGATTGTCTCTTTAGTCATAATCTCTGTCTCTGCAAATGTACAAGTCATTGTTGTTGTAATAGGTGCAGCTCCTCTATCGTCTTCTCTAAATGTATGGAATGTTCCTTCTGTTGCATAGTCTACATCCATACCTGTCATTACACAACGAGAAATCTGTGGTATATAATCGTTTGTCTTACCACGATAGTAATAAGTTATTTGAAATTCAGATGGAGACAAAAATGCTGATTTAGTTTTATTACTAAATTCAGGTAACATATGAAATTTAAATAACTTGATAATCTTTTCTACATTTAACATTTCTTTTTTGTTCTTCGGTGCAAATGTAAATGGAAAAGCAAACTCTCTAAATGGTACACTTCTAAAGACTTGTTCGTTAAATGGATTTAATGCTCTACCCATTGACTTGTCTATTGCACCTCTAACATCACCAACACCAGGTAACGCACTTGCGATACTGGTTACTGCCTCACCTAATACTCTCTCTATCATAGCACCACCACCGTCTACTAGTGCTTCTTTGAAAGACATATCTTTACCTGCTTCCATACTAGACGCCATAAGACCGGCAAGACCAGTTGCTAAGTTTTCGTAATTTGCTTTGTATGAGAATTTTGCAGCCTCAGCAGGTGTATATAAACACACCGTATCACTAATTCTTGTATGTGTATGTGAACCACCTTGACCAATACCAGACATCATTTCTTTGGCTACTCTAGCATTTGCATCCTTTGTGCCTCCTCCAGGAGGTCCGCCTTTAGCGTGTGATATGGCTTCTGCGTCATCATCTGCTGGTACTTCTATTTTTCTCTTAAAGTTACCACCATAAGATGTTTTTCTGTTTTCAATGATATCAAATATGACATAGTGACCTTCGTCTAACATACCTGTTTCTTCTGGATAGTATACCTGACCATAACTAATTCTGGAACGGACTCTACCTTGCATTGCACCACCTTCACCTATCTCTAAAGGAGATTGATTTAGTATCTGTCGTGCTTTTGCTTTGGTTGCTTCTGTATTTTCAGCACCAGTAAACTGATTGCTGAAGTTATCTATCTGTGAGCTAATGTCACCAGCAAGACCATCAACAAAGCCTTTTACAGCATTTGTACCTGAATTGATACGGCCTTTGATTACAGAGCTAATTTTGTTCGTATATCCCATGTATAAATATCCTTATGAATTATACTAATATTTATACAGGAAGATGAAGTGGCTACAGCAAGTTATAAAGGCAGATACAAACCTCAAAACAAAGACAAATATCTAGGTAATATCGAAAAAGTTATCTATCGTTCTAATTGGGAGAGAAGATTTATGGTTTACTGCGACCGTAATGAAGGAATCACACATTGGGGTAGTGAAGAGATTGCTATTCGTTATCGTAATCCTGTGACCAAGAGAATACATAATTACTTTCCTGATTTCTTTATAGTTACCAAGAAAGGTAAGTATATAATTGAAATCAAACCTAAGGCCTTCACAAAGAAACCTAAACCTAGAGCTCGTAAGACTAGAGCATATATCAATGAGACATTAGCATATGTCAAAAATAGAGCTAAATGGGCAGCCGCTGTTCGTTATTGCGAAATGCAAGGTTTTGAGTTTAAGATATTTACAGAAGACGATTTAGGTAAATTCTAAAATAGACTTGTCATCTTTTCCCACATACTTGGTGGGTCTGGATTAGGATTGCCTCTACCAGCAAATACTGATTCTTGGTTGTTTGTGGTTACGATTTGTCTGTTGTCTTGTGATACACCAACATTGTTAGAATTTTTAGAGTTGCTAACATCACCTTCTGACATGAGCGTTTTAGCATTTTCTTCATTGTCATTACCACCTGTAAGTTTGTCAAAGAAACTAGCAATTTTATCTGAAACACCTGTGCTTGGTTCTATTTCTGCTTTAGTTGATGGACCAGTTTCCATACCTGCTGAACCACCACTTGTACCTAATAGAGGTATATCGACTAAAGGTACCTTGTTAAGCAGTTTGATAACACCATTAACTATAGTTTTGAAACCATCCATTAAGAAATCACCAACACTACTAAACGCTTCAGATATACTATCCCATATTTTATCTTTTAGTCCACCTATATACTCTACCATTTCACCAAATGCACCTGTAAACGAATCCCACTTCTCCATTATTGAATCTTTTAGTCCACCTATATACTCTACTAAGGCATCCCACTTCTCTTTTAGATATTCACCAAACTTAGTAAATACATCTCCTAGATAGTTATATGCGTCTATGATTGCGTCTTTGATAGCATGAAACTTAAATATTGCAACTGCGATAATAGCAATCAATGCTAATATACCTGCAGCCCACAACAACATAGGTAGTACTGCAATCATAAGACTTGCACCAAGTAGTTTTAATGACTTGATTGGTGTCTTCATTGCTTTACCAAAGTTCATAAATGACTTACCCATACGCTTTCCTATTTCACCAAGTTCTACGAATGGTCCTGTGATACTATCTTTGATACCCATAAAGGTATCTGATATACCAGCAAACATACCTCGTGGGTCTATCAAATCACCACCTTGACCACCATAGTTATCACTAGGGTTACCGCCAATGGCCTTTGTTTTTTCTTCTATGATTTCTCGGTCTTTTGCTATCTTTTTTGTTTCTGCTTTAATAAATTCTTCTTGTGCTGTTCTTTCTTTACCAGTTAACTTATCAAGTTCTTTTGTGTCTCTTAAATTCTTTTGTTCTCGCTCAATTAAAATCTTTTGCTCTGATTGTAATGTTTCAGTTCGTTTAGATAATTCTTTTTGTGATAGTATAACTACCTTGGCACCGTCTTGTGTCATCTTTACTTCTGCGGCTACACCTTGTTTACGCAATTCAGCTGCTTCTGTGTCTGCCTTTACAATTTTTTGTTCTCTATTACGCAATGCGTCTTGTAGAGATTTCATATCAGCAGTTAAATCTTTATCTTCTATGCCTTGTGTTAAGTCATCTACAGACATACCTAACTCTTGCATCCTATTTGCTAACAAGTTCATTTGTTTATTAACTTGTTGAGGTTTGTCTCTAAATGCGTCTATTGTGTCTGCAACTAATTTGTTTAGTTTGGGCTGAGTAGTCTTAACAAGTCCTTCAACTGAACCTTGTACTTTACTAGAGATTGCTTTGAATATGCTTACTATCTCTTCTTGTGAGGCTTGTGTTAGTGTACTTGCGGCCATCTACTTTTTACCTTTACTTGAACCAGTATATAAACCAAACCAAGCTGCACCAGCACCAACAACGATACTGATTAACCCACTTTGTTCCATAGTAGGTGTTGGTAAATTCATATACCATATTACACATTTGTATAGTAAAACAATATATACGGTCAAAAACAATCTTGGGAATATTCTCCAAGCGTCAACTGCTCTTGCCATATGTATTATCTTTGAATATGGATTGATACCTAAGTCTTTTATTGAAGTATCAACTTCTAAATCAACTTGTATTTTCTGTTTAGGTTCTGCAACCTTAACTTCTTTTATTTCTTCAGCCATTTGATACCTCTGTTTTGTTCTTCATACTATTATTTATTCATTTTATCCCGTCTTGCTTTTTCTTTCTCATCTTTAAGGTGTTTAATCAGTAAAGATACATAAACCTCTTTTTCCCAAGGAATAAGAGAATCCAATTCTGATAGACTATACTTATGGTGTTGCATTAATGCAAAGTTAGTCTCAAAGTACGCCTCTAGGTTGTTGTGGGAGAGGCAGATACGAAAAAATCAGATAGTCCTTGGAGTGTAACCACACTCTCTTTCTTGGTTTTAGGATTTACGACCTTGAGCTCATGCCTTAACTTCGGCATTGTGTCAAAGAATTTTCTAATTAACTCAAATTGTTGTGTGTTAAGATTATTGAAAAAATCTATTAGTTCAGCCTTTGTACTATCTTTCGCTTTATGCACCTCTTCCCCCTCATAGATATAATCTATACAATCAACAATCGTTTTAAAGATTGAGTCTGTATTCATAGAATTATCTACGCCCAATGGAATAGTGTCAATGTTAGGATAGTTCATACTAATACCAAGATTTCTTGTCTCGTCTAATACAATTTTATTTGTGTGTTCGTCATCAACCTGTACCTCAACTTTTGTCAAGTCTACTTCAACAGGTATAAGTGTAACCTTATCTTCAGGACAGAAAACTTTGAAAGACGCAATCTCACCTACAGACTTGGCACGAATATTTAAAAACAAATACTCAATGTCAAATAGTGGTAGTTTGGTTACTTCTAATTTTCCGAAAGTACAAGAGTTAATTAAATCTCTAACGGCAGCTTTCATTTGAGCGTCATTCTGCTCTTCCATTGCCATCATCAATATCTTCTCTTCTTTGACCAGAAAAGGTCTATACTCTACTTCCTGGTCTTTACTAGGTAGAGTTATCTTATATGTTGGGACTTCAATTTTTGGTAAAGCCATATTGTTATCATCTCCTTATTATTAATTATATATTTAGTGGTCCAAATTTGAATGGAGGCATAACTCTTCCACCAGTAATCTTACCGATTGGAAACGACCTCTTCAAGTTTTGTAGCACACCTTCGCCTGCTCTTCTCAATTCAGGTGGTAGTTTACTTAAAAATCCACTCTCACCTTCTTTGACAACAGCACTATTAAACTGCGACTGACCAATCTGAAACTTGTTTTGTTGGTCTAATGCAAAGTTTAACCAGTATCTATATTTAAACTGAACGGTAAATGTTTGTACTTCATTTGAACCTGAAGCATACTCTACATCACCTACTGAAACAGGATACGCTTCCCACAATCTGACACCATAAGTTGAACCGTCTCGTTCTTGTGCTCCTGGGTCTGCACCTAGTTGAAGAATATTAATCGGTGCTACATACTCATCATAGTAAGCATAATTGTGCGTCACATTTGAAAAGGCAGTCTTCTGCCACATTTCAAAGAATATTCTTTCTCTTAAATATTTGTCTGTATAAAATGTCATTGATACATCAGCCATTTCATAGTCGTAAACAATGTGTCTTGGTGGACCATTGTGTTTTACTGCTTTAGTCTTCATTGTTCTACCAGGCATATTTACCGATGATACAAACGCTTGTACTCTTCGTTGCAAGTTTGCTTCGTTTGAGTATCTTCGTATCTCACTACCGTGTACCATACCGTCACCACCAGGTACTGCACCACCAAAGTCCATACCACCTGCAATCTTACCACCTGTTGGTAGTTCAAAGACAACATAGTATCTAGCCTTACGAGCAAAACCTTCTGATTCATTTACATAGGATTGAAATCTACCCATTGTAGTTTCAGGATTTGCACCTACCTTTTGTTTGAACCTTGGGTCTCGGTTAATATTGTTCATAGAAGTATCTCTAGGAATACCAATTCTGATATCCATACCTCCTATTCTTTTACCGCCTCGTAATATTGCCATATCTGTTTCTCTCTATTTGTGTTTACTATTCCAATGTTTTGATTTACGCATTCCTAAATAGTATTCGCCTGGTTCATAATTCCATTTGTGTCCGTGGTGTCCTCTAATATCACAATACCACATTCTTAATTTGACGATTGCAACTCGCCATAAACTTCTTCTTGCCATTTACCTTATTACTCGTATTCATCATAAGAGTCCTCTAATTATTTCTTCTGCTTCTACTCCAAACGGTAGTCGCTGGTTGTTTTCTGAATTGTTGTACTGGCAAGTATACTGCAACCGCAGCTTCAGACGCATTGATACGCAAAAAATTGCTTCTCACATTACTATAAAGATACTTATGAAGAGTTGGTTTAACCATAGGTATATTCTTCACACTATCATAATCTACTTGGTACTTCGTATTAGGTCTTATCATGTCACCAGATAGAAACTTATCCATTCTTGCGAGTAAGGTAAATCTCATTGCAGGTGGTAAATAATGGAAATTCATTCCCATAAATCCGCCTTTGATTGGTTCTAATGGTAATACTAAAGGGAATGTGTCGTAATAAGGTAGTGTTTTCTTAAATTTCGGGTCATAAAAAAATAGATTTAATCGTCCTTGAGAAGGTCTACCGATTAGGTTGCCGTCTCTCATTAATTGTCTTGCCTGTGTTTTGTCAGCAATGCTGCCGACAGCCTTACGATACCAAGCACCAGATTTTCTGGTGTCGCCTTGTTTTTGTACTAATGGGTCTAATATAGATATTGCCATAACAACTATATTTATACGATTTTTACAATGGGATTATGGTTTAGGCTCAGGTAATATGAAATCTTTTGGTGGAAGTTTAAGACCTGGTTTGCTATTGTCAAATAATTCAACATCTGGATTGTCCTCAATGTAATCTTTCTTCATTTCATCCCACATAGATTCGTCTGATTTTGCTCTTTCAGGTCTTGCTCTTAAACCTTTGCAATGTTTTTCTACCGTTGCGAATTGTGGTGGTAATGGTCTGTCTGCATACTTGTTGCAAACTTTAAGCATTTCTAATTCTTGTCTTAAATCTTCATTCTCTAGTAATATAGCATTTTGTTTATCACACATCTCCTTACTAACACCAAGGTACTTTCTGAAAGTAAATCTTATTTCTTTATTTCTACCATAGTTGTCGTAATTGTTATTTGGTGAATAGTGATTATATTCTGTGTCTTGTTGTCCATAACTAGTCTGTACATCAAAGCTACCATATTGGCAGGCTTGTGAATTGTTGTTAAGATATTCGTTTCTTGCATGAGCAGGTTTAACCATTACAGCGAATAGTACAAGCATACCTAACAATATAAGTGTAAATCTATTTGGAGCCATCCTAAGTATCTCCATGTTAGTTACCGTTTACTTCTCTGCTAAGGTCTTTGATATCCCAAGCTTGGTCTCTAACTTTTTCTGCAAGTTCTCTGTATAGGTTTTCAGCCATATCCCAAGTACCTTCTGCTCTGGATAGTCTATCTTTTAAATCTAAATTAGATTCCTTTACAACTTTTATGTCTCTGTGTAAATTAGTTAGTTCTATTTTATTTGCGTTTATAGTATCTGTAAGATTAATTACATATTTAATACCAGTGAACGACCCAACTAATATTGAGGCCACAACAGGTACCATTACTATGTTCTTTTTGAAAATGTCTGTTAATTGCATAAGTATCCTTTAACCTTGCAATTCAATATGTGATTTAGAATGATGTAGTGGTTTGTTTTAGTTCTATTTATAAACAAAGGGGTCCAGAAAGGACCCCTATGCCATTAAAGTAATGTGGAAAGAGAGAGATTATTCGTCTTCAGCGAGTTTTGAAAAGTAAGACAATGTATCATCATCTTCACCGCTAGACGCCTCATTACTTTGAACCGAAGCAGTTGCAACAGGTGTCGCAGCTACACTACTAGTAATAGGTGGGAGGTCTATTTCACTAGCAGTCTCGGTATTCTTTGAACCAGCAACCACACGATTATACTTTTCTTTAAGTTCATCATAAGATTTAAAATTTGCTGCTTCTAGGAATGGTTTAAGAGGATATTGTTTGTTCCAGATACCTTTGATTGCTTCATCATCGGTAGTGATTGGACTAACAGCCTCAAATTCAGACTTATCGTAATTCCAGAAACCATCAACTTTTCTGATTTTCAGTTTAAAGTTTGCACCTGTCCAGAAATCAAATGGGTTAATTGCTTTTTCAT